TTATGCACTCTGACCGCATCCATACCATCGGCAATCACTGGTATAACCGGCATTATAAGTCTGAGCAGACGTAACACTATAATTAAAAAAAGTCATGGTGCTAAGCCATGTAACTTCATTCAATTTTGCGCCGTTACACTTGATTAGGGTATATGAAGTATCAGCAAACGGCACTGGAAAAGTTAAGGTGTAATCGGCATTTTGAATGACAGGCAACACACCTCCCTGTTCCACCCAGCCATCCGACCATTTTCTATACCAGTTCGTTCCATCGTTATAGGTTTTGGTGACATGTTTATGAGTGGCCACCTCATTGGCCAGTCCGGTAATGTCGATCAGGCCGGGATTGGTGGCCACATCGAAGGCTTTGATACATGGAAGTAAGATTAATGCAGGCGGCTGGACAGTGTTTGAGGCGCCATAGATTGGGTTGGAACGTGATGCATTAAATGTTAATGTATTAGAATTTAGATAACTACTCGCCGCCCAATGAAACCCTGTTCCAGATGTCGAATATGCTCCTGATGGAGAGCCAACTTGTGGAGAATAAAATCCTCCTTCAATATTCGGCAACCCCGCTTCAAACTTCTGTCCAGGAGTATTGCCACCCTGCGCAAACCGGTCGATCAGATCAGGCAAATTGAAAGTCGTCGAGCCATCTCCTTCACCGAATGTGGTTCCGATAGCGGAAAACAGTTCCGGGTACGTTTCGCGACCGACTTCCGCACCATCCGCTTTCAGATAGCCTGCAGGAGGAGTCGTCATGGCAAAGTAAGCGACAGTCCCAATCGGCACTGCACTACTCTGCTGCGCAACAATCCCTTTCGCCGGATTCTGCAAGACCCATTTATCCAGCGCCGTATCATATTGCATTTCCAGCCAATGTCCGGCTCCTGCGATATCCCCCTCCGTCAGACTAAGGTTATTACCCTTGACCACCGGTTTGGCTTCCATTTCATCTGCCTTGAAAGTCGGCGTTTTGGTCTTGTTACTGTCTGCCGCCCGGACATGCACCAGCATCCCGTTTTTCAACGCTCCGATTGTCGGTGTAAAACTGGCAGTCAGGGCATCGCTTGTTCCATCCGCTTCAGCGATCAACAGGCTTGAAACAGCACTCAATGCCGTTTCAAAATTGGCTTTCATGGTCTGGATATTGCCGTCATCCCGCATATCCTTCCCGCTTTTTTCTGCCGTAAACTCTGCTACCGCAGCCGTAATGGACGTTGCCTGCCGGATCGCCTTGTTCACTTCTGCCGATCGTGCCAGACCGGTTCTGAAACCGGCCCGAATGATTTCGGACTGTTCATAATCCGCCTGATCCTGAACGTTTGCGTCGGCAGTCGCTGCAAACGGTTTGAATTCATTAATTGCCATCTATTTCTGCTCCTTTACTTCCTTATTCTTCCTCGACCTTGTGCATTTCACCCCAGACGCCTTCGTCGAAACCGGCGAAATATTCGTTTTCCACGTCGAATGCGAAAAGCGGCCCGTCTTCGGTTGCCGTAATGTAATAATCGATACGAACGCCGCCCGGTTTGACGTCCAGATACCCCTTGGTCAAGAGTTCCAGCAGGATCGGCGTCGGGCGTTTGCCGGACAGGCCGATGGTCATCGTCATGTCCTGATTGTCGTTCGCGCTGGCATACGTCCCGATCTTCTCGTTGAATACGATGGACAAAACGTCGTCCAGTGTGTCATTTGTCCCGTCCCAGCTGTTGGCGGCAATCTTGGCCTTGATGACGAGCCTGTAAAATTCATCGTCAAGCGAGACCATGCCTTCCGATGGATCGTAATCGTCTTTCCACACGCCTTCATCGAAACCGACTTCATCCTCGTCAAAGGCGAAATAAACACCTTCCAGAGGGGTTTTCAGTTTCCGGCTGACGCCGACCCGCTCCCCGACGGCATCCAGCTGGACACCGACAGCCGTATCGATATCGAATTCAAGTGGCAGTGTTTCCGCTGCTGACCTGAGTTCGGCAAATGGCTGGGTGCTTTCATAAATTGCCTGCACAAAGCGTTCCAGATCGACATAATGGCCAGCGAGGCGCCCCGTATATTTGTTCGCGTCACTCATGATTGGATGACCAGTTCAACGGAAGCGGGATCGCAGGCTGCCCGTTCGTTGAACCGGATCGCAATGTCGGATTGGCCAAAGGTTTCGCCATCCGCCGAGGTTTCGACCGACACCAGCTTGTAAGTGGCCAGATCGGCCGATCCGTTCAGGCTGGCGGGCAGATAAAGACGCGTCAACATCAGCGACTCGCCAATCGCAAGACCGTCGATAAAATCAGCCACCGTTTTTCTGATACGTTCCCCAATACCGGTTTCATACCCGGTCAGGGGAACAATCGTGACTTTTGCACTGATCGCTTTTCTGACCGAGCGTGAAAAACTGATGTTGTGGACAACATCGTAGCGGTCGAATACCTGCTGGCTGGTATTGCCATACGTCCCGGTTCCCGGCCCTTTTTTCCGGAAAATGGCGTCCGCAATTGCCTGTGTATCGCCTCCGTCGGCAATAATCGCAATCGAATGCGGTGGGATGCCGTTCGAATCTGTTCTGGACGTATCGTTATCGATACCGGAAATGGCAGAAACTCCGTCGATCGCCGCCACCGACGCGAGAATGCCCTCAAAAACGCTTCTCGACGGTAACGCGACCGACTGTTTCTGGCGTGCCCGCAACTGGGCATCCGTCTCGACCGCCTGCCCGAGAGCAGCGGCCGCCGGATTGGAAACCGTTTGCCATCCCAGCGTCGGCGTCATGATTTTCGTGACGGTTCCCGGCAAGGCTTCGATGGCGCCTTCTTTCGAACAAATCGCGGTGACCGTGATTTCCCCCTGCGGCGGAATCACGACGGTATCCGGCAACTTCCAGCGGTTGCCGTTTTCATCCTCGACAATCCCTCCGGAAATGGTCGACCCCGCTTGCCCGATGCACCTAAGATCGACACTGGAAAAGCTGGCCCTGTTCCGGCTGATGCCGTTTGTCCTGACGATACTGGACAATGCCGCCCCGCTGGCCGTGGAAGGCGCGTACCCGGTGTAAGACGCCGTCAGCGCCGCATTGGCGTCATTGATAGCCGAGGCGACAATACCGAGCCACTGGCCGTCTGCCGTATCGTTGTCGAGATTGATGTCCTGCCCGTAAATTGCGCGGAATTTCTTCTGCAATTCAGCCAGGACTTCTGAATAAGTGGGCGCAAGCACCCCCTTATCCGTAATAGTTGCAATGAGTGCTGTCATCCAAGCGCTCCTTTCACTGTAGTTGTGCCGTATTCGGTATCCAGAGTCACGCTGACTTTCAGCTTTCTGGAATCCGGATCGAGCGTACTTTCGTATTGCACGATTTGTGTAACCCCGGGTGTCCCGAGAATACGGCTTTTGATAGCGACGTCATAAAGCAGCCGCTTGTGTTCGCCCAGAATACTGTCGGCGTAAGGTGTACCGTCCGACACATCGGTAAACCATTCGCCGGTTTTCAGTTTCAGGCGTGTCATCACATTTTGCCCGACCGCTTCCGGCGAATCCGCCAGATAGTCGAGCCGTCCCCTGCCGAAAGCGACCTCGCCATCAGCATTCAGTTTTCTGACTTTCATAGTGTTTATACCGGTGTTGAAGTGGTGCCGCCACCAGAGGTGACACCACCGTGTTTATGTTGACTCAGGCTGATCCCGTTCGCGCTGACATCCCCGTTGACAGAAACATTGCCCGTCATGGCTGTATTGCCGCCGCTTTGTGTCACTGTTCCCGTAATCGTGACGTTTCCCGTCAAATGGATATCCGGCGCTTCAATGGAAACCAGACTGGATGTTTTTGCCCTGATATTTTTGCTGCCCGGATCGATTTCGACAAAAGCGACCCCGTCATCGCTTCGCAACTGGACAGCTGTTGTGCTGATATTGCCGATCTTTTTTGCCTGCGACATCGGTCCGACCATAACAAACCCGTCGGATAAATCGTGCATGCGTGACTCCATCGGCAGCTGGATACCTCCAGATTGCCACCATGCATCGATGCAACGTGCCGAAAAAACGACCAGACATTCATCACCCGCCTTGACCGGAAAAGTCAGCGTACAGCCGCCCCCGCGTGGAAATACGACCGGACAATCCAGTAACAGAGGCAATTTGGCGGCCTGCTTTTCTCCGTCCGGTCTGGTCACCATCGCCTTGATGGCGGGTTGAACAACTGCCGTCACGGCACTGGCGTCAAAAGATTGCACAATACCCGGCAAGGCAGTCCATATCCCGGCTTGTGCTCCTGTCAGCGCCGTTCGTACCGTCGATTCCAGCGAAGAACTTCTTTCATAATCCTCGAATGCCATCATTTCTCCTTTTTGGCTGTAGCCGATGAACCCGTTTTACTGGGATTGGCCGCCACACAATTCATTTCCGAATACCAGGCTTTGCCATAAGTATCACCTTTATGCGTCAGGGAAATGACCTTGTAGACACCATCGACATCGAATGTGTCGTTCTGCTTTTGTGTGGTTTTCTTTTTGTTGTCTTCTTTTTTCTGCGAACCATACGACTCGTCATAAAAAATGGAATCATTCTCTATCTCCAAAGTCGTATCCAGACGGATCTCGGGACGAAGAAGAGAAGTCACCTTCAGGCCATCGATACTCATTTCCGGCGTACCGACAAGCCCGGTACGTTCGTTCAGGAGAAATGGCTTGCCGGGAAAAGTCTCTTTTACCGGGACACATGCCAGTCCGGTATCGAGATAACTGTATTGCAGTTGATGTGTCCTGCAAAACGTCGTCATGGCATCCTTCGCCGGACAAAACAAGACCTTTCCTCTGGCCAGTTTTGTCTGTGCCAGTTCCGGTACATAACCCTTTTCCACTCCATAACGCGCATATTCCGACAAAATCGCCTGATGCACATCCACAGGCGACGCGCCGGCAGGCAAACTGGCATTCACCACCGCATAGGAATGCGCCTGATCGGCTGTCGATGCCAGAATAATGAGACAGGTATCGTTACCGGATTCCGCCTTTGTCCGGTAACGCTGAATCAGATCACCCTGAAAAATGATGGCGTGATTACTTTCATATCCCGCCTCAAGAATGACTTTTTGCCCTTCCTGCCTGATTCTCGACACCGTTTCACTGTTGACGTTGTAAATCCGGATATTGGCAGAGCGCGGCTCTCCTTTCAGGGATTGGCTGATGGTAAAAGACACCCTGAACGCCGAAAAATCGATTGCCTTTGTGTTTTCCTTGCCCTCGGCAATCGTCAGACGGCAATATCGCTTGTACAGAACGCTCATGATGCCATCCAGTACAACTGAACTTTCGATCCCATTTCGTCATAAGCCGGATCACGGCTGGTCTCACCATCGAGCGAAACCGTCAGAGCTCCCAACCCGAGATGAGCGTGCTCTTCCAGTATATTTCTGCCCGAGCGCAGCGGAATTCCCGTAATCAGATCCAGACCTTCGTTATCGAACAGGTCGATAAACCAGCCTCCCCCCTCTGCCTCACGCCATACCAGACGAATCTGCAAGGTGTTTTCGCCAAGCCTGATCGAGAATTTCTGTGCACCGGAAGAAAGTGGAATTTCAAAAACGTCCTCTGACATTATCATTCTCCTTTCATTGCTTTTGGCTGGCGTTCGCCAGAGCCGGAAACCTGCGCGGTTTCGGCAGGATTGGCCTGATTTTCTGCTGCCAGCATCCTGTCTTCCGTATCGACAAGCCGGATTTTTCTGAAAAAAGCCGTCACCTGCAAAACGTTCTCGGTTGATGATTCCGTTTGCACTCTCAGCGACTCGATCAGCATATCCGTATATTCCCGCTTGCCCGTCCCGATGGAAATCGGAATACAGCTTTCCTGCCAGCCCAGCAGCTGATTGTAAATAGTGCGTAAATCCGTTGTCTCCAGAAGGGACTTGCCTGAAAGCAGACTGGACAATTTGAATGAACTGTTCGACCAGCCAAATTCCATCTCCAGCTGTTCCGGATCCTTGCAGGCATGGTCGGTAATAACACTTCCACGCTGGACAGGATGATCCGTAATCGTCAGCTTGTCGGTATGGACTTCCTTGATAACCACATCCGGTACAATACTGGCGATATGCCTTTTCGACCCTCCGGTCAGAAAGTAGGCGACAGAAGATAATAAAGACATAACATTCACCTTTATATTCAGTAATCAAAATACGTTTACATAAAGAAAAAGCCTCCGGATGGAGGCTTTTTCAGGCTATGCAAACCCTCAGGGCGCAACAGGCGATTTCATATTCCTCGTACCGAAATCCAGACCTTGCAGATTCTGGTTGATGGCATCTGCAGTCTCCTGTGGCGATGTGGCGCCATTGACGGTAATATTGATCGTCTGATTGAATTCAGATGCCGTGTCTCCCCGGGAACCGGCTTCCTTCATCACTTCTTTCGGCCTTTCATAAAAACGGCTCACAATACTGCCTGCATCTCTTGCCGTTCTGGCATTTTTCAGGCGTCTTCCGGCATTCTTCTCATTGTGCGTGAGTTCATACTGGACAAATTCAAGCTGTTCGTTAACAGACGACCGACGGATATCCTTGCCAAACAGTTTTTTGAAAATCTTCTGTCTGTCCGGATGCCACTGTGCAAGGCCATATGCCTTTCCGCTGTCGCCGACTGAAGCCGGATCGAACCTGCTTTCATGCCACAAATTGGCCGTAATGCCTGCCGCCTGTTCCTTCGTCCAGTTTTGGGACATGAAAAAACGCATCACATCATTCTTGCTCATCCCATTCTTGCCGACACCTGACGATGACGGAGCCCGCGTTCCTGACACCCGCGAACGCGACCCTCGTGAACGAGCCTGTGCACCGGAAACCCGTGAACGGGCATTTCCTGAACCGGCCACTCGTGAAGCGCCAACATTCGTCACCTGCCGGATTGGTTCAGATTCTGACGATCCGGAAGCCTCGCTGGAAGATCTTTTTGAATCCACCCCATTGAAAAGCAGCCCGATATAATCGCCCCCCGTATTGGCTTCCATGACTGAATCTGCCCGTTTCCTTGTCATGGCAACATCTGCCATGAAAGACCCTGCCGCCAATCCGGCCAAAGGTGCCCATGATGAACTTGCCACGGTTGCCAATGCCGAACCGGCAGTCTTGCCGACTCCGAAAAGTCCCTTGAGCGCATCCGCCGCTTTTTTCGCGGAAGATAATACTTTCATCAACTGCATGACCCCAAGGCCAACGGCACCTATCTGTTTGGCTGCTTCCTGCGCTTCCGGTGACAAATTGGTGAAAGCGTCTTTCAGTTCAAGAACCCCATCATTTGCCATCTTTAACAAAGGAGCAAGATCACCTGTCAAAGTATCCTTCAGCTCGGTCAAAACATCATTTCCCACTGCTTTCAGATTATTCAGTTCAGCCTGGCCTTCACGAATCTTCTGTCCTGACTGTCCCGGCGTGATATCCGGAATGCCCAATCCCGGGGACAGGAGGGCCGCAGCCGCGCCATTTGAAGAACCTGTTTTCGACACAAGACGGTGCCCAGACAGTGCATTCATCCCGAAAGCCGTTTGCGAGCCCATATTTTTCATGGCTTCGCCAACCGTTTTCAGGCTCACAGCAAGGGCATCAACCCGACGTTTTGAATCCGACACGGCATTATCGAACCGTTTTTTTCCCGCCTCATCAATCTGGTATTTGAGTAAAGCGATGTAATCGGTCACTATCTTATTCGCCATATTGTTCAACCCTCATTTTATAAGCCAACGCCTCATTGTCGGCTCTTGCGTTCAGAACATCATTTAGCAAAGCCAGATCGGCCAGATCGATTGTTCCATCCTTGAGACTTTCATAACGGCAAAGTCCTTCCAGAACAGGACGCAAGAGCCATTCCTCGCCATCGGGAAGCGTTACCCACTCGATATCGCCCGTTACTTCACCGGATCGGCGAGGAAAGTAACGAGCTTTTGCATAAAATTTGCGAGGTTTCTCCGGATAACGAAAAAACTGAGCAAAACCATTTCAAACGCATCCAGATCGTCGAACATCAGGTTGCCATCGGACATGACCGGCGACCATTCCATCCCCTGCTTTCTGTGAACCACGCCCAGGCATGTTCGGGTAACGTATTCCGCGTCCTCATCAGACATGCCTGAGAGGGCATCAGCCAGCGGTTTCGACTTTTCGATGACCTCTTCCCATGAGATCACCGCGTCTTCTCCCTTTTCCTCCATGACACTTGAAAAGGCAGGAAAAGCGGAAAAGACAAGCGGCAGAATCCGTCGTTCAAGATGAAACTGTTCAATAGCATTCAGCTTGCCATAACGGTAAGTATTGCCAGCAATGGTGATCTCGTTCATCAGTACGTTCCCAAAATAGTGTCGATACTCAATGCGTTAAACGTCCAGGAAACCACACCACCGTCTTTTTTATAGACGACATCCGGTTTCTTGCCGAAAGCGCAGGATGAACAAATAGTCTTGTCTCCAGATACCGTATTGGTAATGGAAATAATGTTTTTCCCCCACAGGGAAGCATTCTGGCTCTGCATATTCATCATGGCCTGAAGCTTCGCATTGACCGGTGACGTCTTCAAAAGCTCGATAGTCACGGTACCGGATTTGTCCGCATTCAGATTATGCATACCGCAGCCATCCACACCGATAGTCATGCTGCCGCCTTCTGCCGCCATCGAAATCTTGATGCCTTCTTCACCGACAGCCGAGCCATGACCCAGATCGACGACTCCGCCGGGGCCTACCAAAGTACCGGTAACGTCCGCAAAACTGTAACTCATTCCCATAATTGATCCTCTTATCTGTTAACGTTGATGATGATGTCGGTCGCGTGGACTGCGCCAGCCAGCTTGATCGCCACCTGAATGACGGTGGAATTTCTCGCTTCACGATCCGCCTGTGACTGGGTAGCCACAGGTGGGGCATACACGTAATAGCCTTTGGTCAGCGTATCGCCGCTTTGCAGGGCGCCGAAACTGTCGCCATTCCACACACCCGGGGCGACCAGACCGTTGGTGACCGCCTGTTCCAGACGGCTTTCGATCGTCGTCACGATACGGGCGATACCGGCATCGGTCTGCGGAATCTTGGAAGTCGAGGTATAAAGCAGGTTCCAGACAGCGGTCTGCACGTCGTTTTGCAGCCAGTCCAGACCGTGGCGTTCATCGAAATACCAGCCGCCAGACATCACGCCTTCCTGCAAAATCGCCGTATCATTCGAATACTGGGCGAAAACGTTGCAGTTCTTGTCTTTCAATACTTTCGCCTGAGTTGCCGTCAGGACTTCCGGTTCGATACCCGGTTCCTGTTTGAACTTCAGGGTAATAGTCGTATTCTGTCCATCGAAATTGACGGCAAAAGCGCGACCGAAAGCGGCAGCGGCCGCAGCGGTACTGGCGGAACTGTACTGGACGAAAGCGCGGTTATTGCCTTTGGCTTTCAGACGGGAAGCCAGATCGTTTTCTACCTGTGCATCCAGAACGGTCGTTTTTTTGACGGTAAAGCCTGCAATCCGGGAAGTCGACGTCGCACTGATGAAGTCGGCCATTTCAAGAATATCGTCGTCATCCGCTTCTTCAGCAACCAGAAGGCCATACCAGTCGCTGCTCATGTCAGCCAGTTCGCTAACGGCATTTAACAGCGATTCCGCAACCATGCCACCCACAGCAACCGTATCGGCATCCAGCCCCATCAGGGAAGACAAAGCGGTTTTGGTCACACCGGTCACGGTCGATTCGGTACCGGTTGTTTTGGAACGGATCACAAAACGGGTGCCATCCCAAACACAGCTTGCGGCGGTATCCAGTGCAGAATCGATAATCGTTGCAACGCCATTCAGATTGGTGACCGACGACAGATTGATCGCCATGACCGATTTTTCGACGCCATCGACCGTCACCTTGAAGCTTCCTTCATTGATTGCCTTGAACGCGGCGATATTCTGCTCAGCCGTTCCCAGAATGCGGCCCTTCAACAAACCGCTGGTGGCGGTTTTCACCCAGCGACCGATATAGCATTGTGCTGCCGACGGTTCTGCCGAAAAATAGGCCACCGCCATCTTGTATTCCGGCGCTTCCGTACCGAAGTCCGATGCGACCGTATCGATATCGTAATAGAGACGAAGACGTTCATAAGCGTCAATCGTATTGCTTGCCCCGAGAATCAGGGCGATACCGAAATCCCTTTCCGCTGCGGCCTTCGGCGCCATAACGACGTCGACGGAAACGACGGAAGAAACAGGTAATCCTTTGTTTGCCATGTTGTTATCCTTTATTAAAAGTAGTGGATGATTCCTCTGGCGATGTTTCGCACCTGATAGGTAAACGAAACGCTTCGCCGGAAGTAAAGAGAAAAAGCCGTTTCTTTCACCGGAAGATTGTTGACTGTCACGATTTCACTGACTGTTTTGTCCGCTGAAGCGAATACGATTCCATGCGCCAAAAGCTCGTCGGCATTCTGTTTGACCATGCAGCCGTACTTCAGCAAAGCGGCATAAAATTCCGCTTTGGGGCCGTAAAACCGTGTCAAAAGCGTCAGTTCCTCCTGCCAGCTCAGAACGTCGGTCCCGTCGTCGGGATCGACAGGGTCCTTTCCGTTATGAACAATGGACGGCCCCGGATTGCCGCCATAGGAAACGACTGCTGCCTGGCACCGGCACGCTTCATCTGTTGCCGGAGCCGGAAGACTCTCATTCCAGTATGAGCCGACAAGCGAGCCATCCAGCCCCGTTACCCCTGCAATGAATTGCCTGAAAACGGTATCCAGATCGTTGTCGTAAGCGGGCATTGCTCCGACCGGTGTCAGAAAACCCTTCGTTTTGGATGTGTTCGTCATATTGTCTTTCTGCCGCCCCACATTCCTTTTGCAAAGACGAAAACAGTCCTCCGCAGTGAAGCGGATGCTGTTCAAATTGTCTGGAAAAAGAAATGTGCGGATTACGGCACAGAAGATGGTGAAGAAAAAAAATGCCTGCCAATCAGGCAT